GCCAATCGATCTCGCCGTCACCGCGCCGAGGAACGTCGTTCCAGAACTGCTCCCGCTTGCTCATGCCTCCAAGGGTAGCGGTCGCCGGCCCCCGCCCCCCGCCGTCAGGCCCAACGGAGCGGCCTCCACGGCGGTGGGTCACGGACGGGGGCTAGTTCTTCGCACCAACGCTCAGGACGCTAACCGGCGCATTCGGAAACCACGATGGGACTGACCAACAAACAGCGCGCGTTCGTCGAGGCGTTCCGCGGGAACGCGACCGAGGCGGCTCGCGCGGCCGGCTACTCCGGGGACGCCAACGCACTAGCCGTGGCGGGCCACCGGCTCCTCAAGAACGCCAAGATCCAGCGCGCCCTGCGGGCCCGCCAGGCTAGAGTGGAGGAGGCCGCGCGCGAGGGCACTAGCGAGCCGGGCGAGGCGAGCGCCGACCCGACGATCCTGGACCTCGCGGCCGAGCAGCGCGCGCTCACCGAGATCGTGCGCGACGCGAGCGCGACGCACCGTGACCGCATCCGCGCGATCGAGGTGCTCGCCCGGATGCAGGGCCACTTCATCCCGACGACGGACGCGCTCGGCGAGGACGAGGGCGCGGTGCAGATCGTGGTCTGGCGCGGCAACGGGCGCGGCCCCGCGCCCCAGCAAGTCGACGTCGCCAAGATGCGGCGCGAGGCGCTGGAGAGCATCGCGGCCGACCCCGATGCGCCCGCCCCCGACCGCGCGCGTGCGCGGCGTCAGCTCCGGCAGTCGAGCGCAGAGGAGGGCTCGTGCTGAGCGTCGGATCGCTCTTCAGCGGGATCGGCGGGCTCGAGCTCGGGCTCGAGCGCGCGGGCTTCGGGCCGGTGCGCTGGCAGGCCGAGGCGGACGCGTACTGCCGCCGCGTGCTCGCGCGGCACTGGCCCGAGGCGAGGAGGTACAGCGATGTACGGGACATCGACGCCGATGCAGCTCCGGTGGATCTGGTCTGCGGAGGCTTCCCCTGTCAGCCCGTCAGCACGGCGGGACGGCGACGAGCCCAGCTCGACGAGCGATGGCTGTGGCCGGAGTTCGTGCGCATCATCGGCGCCCTCGACCCCGCGGCGGTGGTCGTTGAGAACGTCGTCGGGCTGCGGAGCGCCGGCCTGTCCGACGTGCTGGCCGACCTTGCCGCTGTCGGGATGGATGCGGAGTGGGCGTGCCTCGCGGCCGCAGACCTCGGCGCGCCTCACGTGCGGCGACGGATCTTCATCGTCGGCGTCCGGCCCGGCGCGCACGACCCGGAGGCCGGATGGCTCGCGCGAGCGTGCGACACGGCCCGCGCCGAGCTCGTGCATCGAGCACGAGCGAGCGACGCTCCCCACTCCCGCGAAGTTCGATGGGACCGCGCTCCTGCTTCACGAGTCGTGCGCCGACTTCTTGCGGAGGGTGAGGACGAGCAACGCGCGCGGCGTCCACAAGCAGTGTGGTTTGACGACCGCGATCCGGCTGCGGCTGCGGGGACCTCGGGGCCAGCGGTGGAGGGCGGCGAGGCGTCCCCCTTCGGACCCCTCGGAGACGCCCCGGGCTGGGCCTCCGACAGCGGATGGGAGGTCCCTCCACCCCCGCTTCGTGGAATGGATGATGGGCTTCCCGATGGACTGGACGGCGCTGCCGTCGAAAGAGCTAGCGATGAGCGACGGATCGGCGCCCTCGGAAACGCCGTCGTCCCCCAGTGCGGGGAGCTGATCGGGCGCGCGCTCGCGCGCTTCCTCGCGGACCGGGAGGCGGCGTGACGGCGCAGCGCGAGACCCGGCGGGCCGTGCAGACGTTCTCGCCGCAGTCGGGCCCTCAGACCGCCTTCGCCGCGTGCGCCGCGGACATCGCCGTCTTCGGCGGCGCGGCCGGCTCGGGGAAGAGCCTCGCGCTGCTCTACGAGGCGGCGAAGTGGGCGCACGTCGGAGGCTACCGGTGCGTGCTCTTCCGCCGCACCTCCCCCGAGCTCGTCGGTGGCGGCGGCCTCTGGGACGAGGCGCGCGAGCTGTACTCCGCGCTCGGCGGCAAGTCACGGTCCTTCCCTCAACTCGACTGGACGTTTCCCTCGGGCGCGCGGATCGAGTTCCGCCACCTCCAGCGCGAGCAGGACGTCCACGCGCACCACGGGCGGCAGTACGCCTTCGTCGGCTTCGACGAGCTGACGACGTTCACCGAGCGGCAGTTCTGGTATCTGGTCTCGCGGCTGCGCTCCTCGTGCGGCGTGCGCCCGTATATCCGGGCGACCTGCAACCCCGACCCCGAGAGCTTCGTCGCCAAGCTGGTCCAGGGGTGGATCGGCCCCGACGGCTACCCGATCCCGGAGCGGAGCGGTGTCCTGCGCTGGCTCATCCGCGACGGCGACGAGCTGCGCTGGTACGCGACCGAGAGCGAGGCGCGCGCCGCGCACCCCGGGATCGCGCCGCTGTCGTTCACCTTCATCGGCGCGACGCTGCGCGACAACAAGAAGCTCCTCGACAAGGACCCGACCTACCGCGCGCGCCTCCAAGCGCTCTCGCGCGTTGACCGGATGCGGCTGCTCGGCGACGAGGCCAAGGGTGGCAACTGGCTCGTGCGCCCGAGCGCCGGGCTCGTCTTCCGGCGCGAAGACTTCCGCATCGCGCGGACCGCGCCCTCGCGAATCCTCCGCACGGTCCGCGCGTGGGACAAGGGGGCGCAGGCGCCGTCCGTGCGCCGGCCCGATCCCGACTGGACGCGCGGCGTGCGCGTGTCGAGCTGCGCGAGCGGCGAGCTGTGGATCGACGACCTCGTCTCGCTGCGCGACCGCCCGGCGGTCGTGCTCGACCACATGCGCGCAACGGCCGAGGAGGACGGCCCGAGCGTCGTGATTGGTCTCTGGCAGGACCCGGGACAGGCGGGCGTCGTGGACGTCGACACGACGCGCTCGGCGCTCGCGGGCTTCCCCGTCGAGGTCGCGAGCGCGATCAAGGACAAGTACGCCTGGGCGAAGGTCTGGGCGCCACACGTGGAGCGCGGGCTCGTCCACGTCGTGCCCGAGACGTGGGCGGACATCCTCGTCGCCGAGTGCGACGGCTTCCCGGACGCCTCGCATGACGACACGGTCGACGCGGTCAGCCTCGCCGCGCAGCTCCTCTTCGGCGGCGGGACCGGGTTCTGGGATCTGCTCGACCAGGCAGCCGACCAGCTCGCGAACGGGTGGGGCCGATGACCACCTTCGATCAGCTTCGCCACGACGCGGTGGCGTGGGTCGCCGGCTGGCTCGATCCGATCACGGGCCAGGGCGACCCAGCACGCGACAAGCGCGCGGGGCTCATGTGGGGCGGCGGCGCGCCGATGCGCGTCGAGACGCTGGCGTCGCTCTTCGCGTACAACGACCTCGCGCACGTCATCGTGACCGCCTTGCCCGAGTGGGGCCTGCGGCACGGGTGGGACCTCGCGCTCGGCGAGCGCAACGCGGTCGACGCCCAGCGCGTCGAGAGCGAGGTGCGAAAGCAGCTCGACCAGCTCCGCGCGCACGAGGTGCAGCGCGAGGGCGCGACCTGGGGCCAGCTCTACGGGGGCGGGCTCGTGCTCATCGGCGCGGCGGACGGGCAGGCGACGGATCAACCGCTCGACCTCGACGCCCTCGACCGCGTCGAGTTCCTCCGCGCGGTCGAGCGAACGCACGTGCGCGTGGTCGAGGTGCACGGCGACGCAGCGGGCGGCGGCTTCGGGACGCCGCGCGTCTACCAGGTCGAGGAGCGCACGCCGGTCGGGACGACCGCGACGCGCTGGCACGCGTCGCGCGTGCTGCGCTACCCCGGCGCGCTGACGCCGGAGGGCGTGCGCCGCCACAACCGCGGGTGGGACCTGTCGGTGCTCGACCGGGTCGCCGCGAAGCTGAGCCTCCACGATTCGCTCTGGGACAACGTCGGCGCGATGGTCGCGGACGGCTCGCAGGGCGTCTGGAAGATCAAGGGCCTGTTCAACGCGGTGGTGAGCGGCCGGCGCGACCAGCTCGAGAGCCGGTTCGCCATCGCCGACCGCACGCGCTCGCTCTTCCGATCGCTGCTCCTCGACGCGGACTCCGAGGACTTCAGCTACGTGCACCGGCAGTTCAGCGGGATCGCGCCGCTCCTCGCGCAGAGCGCGATCCGTACGGCGGCGGCCGCGCAGATGCCGGTGACCGTCCTCTTCGGTCAGAGCCCCGCCGGGCTCAACGCGACCGGGGAGTCCGACATCCGGCTCTGGTACGACCGCGTCGAGAGCTACCAGGAGGACGTCCTGCGCCCCCGGCTGGAGCGGCTCGTGATGCTCATCCTCCGATCGAGCGCCGGGCCCACCAAGGGCCAGGCGCCCGAGCATTGGAAAGTAAACTTCCGCCCCGTCCGCAAGGCGACGCCGATGGAGGAGGCCGAGCTGCGCGCGCGCCAGGCGCAGATCGACAGCGCGTACGTAAACGCCGAGATCCTGACCGCCGAGGAGATCGCGGTCTCGCGCTTCACCTCCGAGGGCTGGAGCGCCGAGACGCAGATCGACCTGACGCGCCGCCGCGCCGCCATCGAGGCCGGCGCGACGACGACGCAGGCCGAGCGCGAGGAAGGGGTCGCATCATGAGCGCGGCTCGCGTGACGCGGCTCGACGTCGGGGCGCTGGACCGCTTCGAGCGCACCCCGTCGGGCGGCCTTCGGATCCCGGCGTTCCTGACGCGGGTGGGGGTGCATGTCTATCGGACGCCCGACGGGGGGACGGTACGCGAGCTGCGCCCGCGCGAAGAGGTGCTCGACGCTGCCTCGATCGCGACGCTGGAGGACGCGCCGGTGACCGACCTCCACCCGCCCGACCTGGTGAAGCCGGAGACGTGGAAGGCGTACGCGGTCGGGAGCGTGCGCGGTGCGCGCGCGGACGGCGACCGCATCGCCGGCGATCTGCTCGTGCTCGACGCGGACGAGATCCGTCGCGTCGAGGCGGGCGAGCGGGTCGAGGTCTCGTGCGGCTACACGTGCGACCTCGACCGGACGCCGGGTGTGTTCGAGGGCGAGCCGTACGACGCCGTGCAGCGGCGCATTCGATACAACCACGCGGGACTGGGCCCGCGCGGATGGGGACGCGCAGGGCCCGAGGTGGCTCTGCGCCTGGACGGGACGCAGCTCCCGACATTCGCAGCGACGGCTGCGTACGAGGTGACGATGAGCACGAGAAGGGTCAGGGTCGACGGGATCGAGTACGACGCAGGGTCGGACTCGCACCTGCAAGCGATCGAGCGCTCGTTCGAGCGGCGCGACGCCGCGCTCGCGACGGCGCAGAGCGAGCGCGACGAGGCGCGCGGGCGGGCGGACACGC